GGTACTTATTACACTTATTGAAATACAAACAATAGTAAGTATGATGCAGAACGAACTAATGAATATAGATAAACAATTTGGTCGTGTTTATAACTTCATAGATAGTGTAAGGAATCAAGTGAAATGAATAAAAAATTAGAATATTATATAATAGGGGCTCTAGTTATTGCATTAATTGTTATAGCTTTATCTGGTTGTTCCTACCCTTATGGGGAGTTATAACTGTAGATGGAGTGTTTATAAAGATTATTAAGAAATAAAAATGAAGAATATCTATCTCTTTGAGTTAAGTGACGTCTTCGCAAATCAAGTTTATCTTCCTTATAGTTCTGGTGTTGTATGGTCCTATATAAAAAATAATCCAATTATTAAAAAGAATTATCAACTTAAAGACTGGTTTTTTGCGCGTGATAACGCTTCTAATATAATTAATAAAATAGAGAATCCTAGTGTTTTATTATTTTCATGTTTTATGTGGAACTGGAATTTGAATTGTGAGATCGCGAAAGTTATAAAAGAGAAATATCCTAATTGTCTAATTATATACGGAGGTCAACATCAACCTCTTTCTGATCGTAATAAAGGCTTCTTTAAAAAGTATCCTTATATCGATATCTTAATACATGGAGAAGGAGAAGAAATAGTAGAAAAAATACTTTTAAAGTCAGATAATTTAAAAGAGATAATAGGTATAACTTTAAATTTAAATAATAAAGAGTTTATTACTCCCTCAAGAAAAAGACTTGATGAAATAAAAGATTGTCCTAGTCCTTTTCTTGATGGAAGTTTCGATTGGATAATTAAGAAAAATAAAGAAGATAAAAATTACTCTTTTCATGCTACAGTCGAATCAGCTAGAGGTTGTCCTTTTAGTTGTGCATTTTGTGAGATAGGAGAACAGTATTATCAAAAAATAAAAACAAGTTATGAAAAAACTAAAAGAGAGATTGACTGGCTCGCTAAAAATAAAATAGAATATATTACTGACGCTAATTCTAATTTTGGAATTATGTTCGGACCCGATTATGATTTAGCAAAGTATGTTGTTGAAGTAAAAAAGAAATATGGATATCCTAAAGCTTTTAGAGTTACATGGGCCAAGGGTCAAGCTGATAAAGTCTTACAGATAGCCAAACTCTTTGAGGAAGCTGGTGTTCAAAAGGGAATGACGATTGCTCTTCAATCAATGAATAAGAAAGTACTAACAGCCATTCAAAGAAAAAATGTTGATGGAGGAAAATTAAGGGAATTTATTCAAACGTATGAAAAAGAAAATATTTCTAGTTATGTCGAATTAATCTGGGGACTTCCCGAAGAAACTCTTGAATCTTTTATTAATGGAGTAACTTATATAATGGAAGAAGGATATCATAATTATTTGGATATACATTTAATGATGCTCCTTCCTAATGCTCCTATTAGTGAACCCGGCTATAAAGAACGATATGGTCTTAAGACCATGAAAGCTCAACCTAGATTTTCTCATCGATCAAATCCTGAACAACTGGTCGACGATACTGTTGAATTTGTAACAGAAGCAAACTCCTTTACTAAAGAAGATTGGATCGAGGGTCATCAGTTCAGATGGCTAATTATTTTTGGTCATTATTTAGGATCGTTACAGTTTATAGCGAGAGGTCTAAAAAAAATATACAGTATCGGCTATAAGGAATTTTATACGAAGCTTTTAGTAGAGGCCCAGGAAAATTCTAAAACGTACTTAGGAAAAGAGTATTTGAATATTAGAAACAATCTGGATGAAATTTTAAAGAATAAAAGACACTGGGGAGATGTTATAAAAGAAGCTGGGGATATCAATTGGGAAGTGGATGAAGCGTCGTGTATTCGATTAACTAAAAATAAAGATACATTTTATAAAGAACTTAAAGATTATCTTATTCAAGAATATGCTTTTATAGATATGAATGTATTGGATACTCTTTTTAAATATCAACTTTGTCGATTACATAATCCTTTTAAGAAATATCCTTTCTCTAAAGGATTTAAATATAATATACACGATGTAATAGAACTTGATAAGAAACTAGAAAAGAAGAATAATAAACTTTTATTTAATGGAAAAAATTTTAATTCGAACTTGTATGAATGGGCCAAAGAAACATTATGGTTCGGTAGAAGGATAGCAAGGTATAAGACAAGAGTAACAGTCTTATGACATCAGTCTATGTAGAAGTTATTGGAAAAGGACCTCGTAAACCAAGAATCAGCGTAAAAGGAATATTAATTAATGTAATAGATGTTTGGCAAACACCTGAATCAGAATATTTGAAATATTCAACACTACAAGAAGAAGGAAATGCATTTTGTAAATTCCTTAATGTAAAACTTAAACAATATCAAGCCCAAGGAGCTTATATTAATTTTGCTATATATGATAATAAAGAGTTAAATTATGCATTTAATTCTTTTCCTCTATATACACGAATAGTAAAAGCTCTTGAACTACATGAGTATTTTATGGAGAAGAAATTAAAGAAACTGGTAATCTGTGGACAGCATCTACATGAATGTGTACTTACCAGGGAAACAGGATATAATGAAATGAAAATGCGTATATCCAATATAGCAGTTGCACCAACATTATCGAGAGCTTATCCACCTGATTTAAATAAAGAACTAAAGATCGAAAAAAAACATTATACTTATTTATGAAAACTTTTAAGTGTGTTCTATGGGCGTCAGAAAAAAGATTAGCATATCTAAATAATAAAAATCCTAAAAAAGAAAAACAAGATATGCCATTTATTCTTGAAACTAAATATGTGGAGTGCAAAAGCTATGAAGACCTTATAAAATCTTATCGATTAGATCGACCAGGGACTTATTGCTTAATAGAAGATGACGATAGAGCCATTAAAAAAGACGCAATGGAAGTACCACGCAAGACTCAGAATATGAGTCTGGAGGGTCCTGGGGGATCCGAATCAAGCTAAAATTTAGCTAAATAGCTCTCTCCAGTTATCTCCAGTGATTTCGCCAGCCAGGCGTTTTTTATTTTTTAGAACTTTTAAAATGCGTTCATCGATCGTTTTGGGACAGACAAAATCGATGTAAGTTACTTTCTCGTCTTGTCCGATCCGATGAGCACGGTCCTCAGACTGTAGTCTAATCTCCAAATCATATGTATTATTAAAATAAATTATGGTCTTGGCTTTAGTAAGTGTGAGACCAAATCCTCCCGTTCGAGGCTGACCTACAAAATACTTAATCTTTCCTTTTTGAAAAGAACTAACAATTTCTGGTCTATCTTCTGACAGCGTCTCCCCATAATAAGAAGCTACTTTCTCAACGCCGTACTTCTCAGCCAATGCATCGTGGATCATTTCAATTGATCTTCGAAACGTAGCCCATATAATTACATTACCATCTATTTCTTCCAATACCGAAAGAAGCTCTTCAAGACGGGGATTTGGTCCTTTTATATTTTCTATTCTTCCATCGTCATATTTAACATAGCCACATAATATTTGCTGGAGTCTTAATATACGGGTAATAACTAATGGAGCTGTTATCGTTTTAAATTGTTCCAATTCTAATATTGCTTGATTCTTTAAAATACGATACATCTTTTTCTGATCAGGAGTCATCTCGATTTCCCGTTGTTGATAGATTTTATCGGGAAGATCAAGACATTCCTTTTTAGTAACTCGATATGAATAAGGTTCGATTACTTTTTGAAGTTCATCCAATCTTTGATATCCGATTACTTCATCGAACGTATGACTACTTAACCGTCGTCGATTTAAAACACAATAAGCATTTCGATAAGCATAGAAACTATTTTGAAATATATATTCATCAAGAAAATTCATTTGAGACCATAAGTCTAACGGACCTTGAGTTACGGGAGTTCCTGTTAAAATTCTTCTATACTTTGCTAATCGTGATAATTTAAGACAAGCTTTAGTTCTTCGAGCTGATCTATTTTTTATTGCACTACTTTCATCAACTACGAAAAAAGTTTTTCCCATATTTAAAAAACGAGTTAAATAATTCTTTCCCTTATCACTACTTAAAGCTTCAATATTTATTACAAAGAATTTTAATCGATGAGAAGGTGATAAAAAATTACTAAGTCTATCTAAATTTTTTTTAGTTAAGAGAGGAGACCAGAGTTCTGTGTCTGTAAATTCTTGAACGTCATCTGGCATATGAATTTCATATTCTTGATTAATCCAATTACGATAGACGCCTTTAGGAGCTGCTATAATCACACTATCTATTTTTCCTGCCCTAAATAAATAAGCGATATTATCAAGAATAACTTTAGACTTACCTGTTCCTTGTTCCATAAAAAGAGCATAGCTCTCTTTATCCCTAGACTTCATAAAAACATTATATTGATGTTGATATGGTTTAGTTTTAAACTTAAAATCTGAGACTACTGTCTCATCTAAAAATTTTACTTGCATAAATTATAACTTTCTGTTTTCTTATATATACTATATAATATATAAAGTATAAAAGTAAAAGAAATAATTTAAGAAAGGAGAACGATTATGGCGAAAGTTTATATAGTTCAAGAAAATCCTAAGAGGAATGTTCTAGCAGCCGCAAAATTTGGCGATCTAGAAGTTTTACTTCCTCCTAAAGAACAAATAGTTTTTTCTTCTGCACCTACGATTAGGTTTATGAGAAAAAAATTAGAGAACTATTGCGATGACGATTTCTTGCTTGCTATGGGCGATCCGGTAGCAATGGTAATTGCTGGCATGGTTGCTGGTGATATTAATCAAGGAAAAGTTAATATATTAAAATACGATAGGGAACAGAGAGCTTACTTTCCTGTTCCAGTAGATTTATATAATAAGAGAAAGGAGAAAGAAGATGGTTAAGACTGATAAAGCTTGGATTTTTGACGAAGTTGTTAAAGACAAGAAAAAAGTTAAAAAACCTATTGACTCTCAACTCAAAGTCATTACTAAAATTGGCGAAAAAGTTGTAGAGAATAAAAGAAATATTGCTAGATTGGATGAAGAAGTTAAATTAGCTAAAGAAAAATTAAAAAAAATAGTTGAAGAAGAACTTCCCGATGCAATGACCAGCGTAAATTTAAGAACCTTCGAACTCGAAGACGGTACAAACTTTTCTGTTAAAGATGAAATCTTTGTATCTATTAGAGAAGATAGACGTGCTGGTGCTTTAAAGTGGCTTGAAGATAACGGTCATGGTGATTTAATTAAACACGATGTAAAAGTAAGTTTTGGTCGTGGAGATCACGAAAGTGCGGAGGACTTAAAAAAGATTTTAGGAAAATCTTTTAAGAGTATTCCGTATGATGAAAGAATGAACGTTCATTCTGGAACTTTAAAGGTATTCGCTAAAGAAAGATATTCTTTGGGTGAAACACTACCTGAAGAACATTTTAGTGTCTATGAAGCAAGTGTTGCTAAAGTTAAATTAGGAAAGGAGAAATAATATGAAAAACTTAGCGAGAAAAAATGGCAAAAAGGATTTAGTAGTGGGTAATATCTCTGCTGATCTGATTATGTCGAACGCTGGTAAGGGATTAGAAAATATCACAAGTGAAGATATTACTATTCCTAGATTAGCGATAATACAAAGTAACAGTCCTCAGCGTAAGAAAAAAGATGAGAAATACATTGCAGGAGCTGAAGAAGGAGATATATTTAATACCGTAACTGGTGAAATATATAAAGAACCTTTAACAGTTATTCCATGTGCTTATCGAAAGTCTTATGTTGAGTGGATACCAAGAGAAAAGGGAGGAGGATTTGTTCAAGTTTATGATATGAGACCTTCCGATACTACCACGGATCCTGCCACAAGAAAAAGTTCCTTGAAGAATGGTAATCAATTAGTTGATACAGCAGAACATTATATTATTATCAGAAAAGATGATGATACTTATGAATCAGCAGTATTAACGATGACTAGCAGTAATCTTACAGTTTCTAGAAAGTGGAATACACTTCTAAAAATGAAAAAGATTAATGTTAAAGGTCAAACGATTGATCCACCTAGCTTTATGTATGAATTTACTTTAAGTACAGTTGAAGCTACAAACGATCAAGGAACCTGGCAAAAGTATAAGATTGAAGAGATCGGTCAGTTAGATAAGAAACACTTATTTATAGCATCTGAAACTCTTTCTAAATCTGTTAATACTGGAAAAGCAAAAGCTTCCGAGCATGCAACAGATGTAACTAATGAAGATTCAGAAACTGACTTTTAATGTTACACGAACAATTTCACGAAGTCTTTGCAGGACTAACTCGTGCTTATGGTAAATATACTATTGGTGACAATAGTAATATCAAAGTCGAAGGAACTGCAAAGACTATAAGTGAACCTTATACAAGTAAATTATGGGAGTTACATTTAACCGGGAAACTTGGTTTAGGTGTAATTCCTATTAATGACGAGAATAAGTGTCGTTGGGGCTGTATCGATGTTGACGAATATAATCTTAATCTAGAAGACCTTTCCAAAAAATTTAAAAAGAAAAATATAATAATCTGTAGATCAAAAAGTGGTGGCGCACATCTCTTTATTTTTACTAAAAAATTCATTACTGCTAAACTAATGATTAAAAAATTAAAATATATATGTGATTCATTAAACTTTTCTAAATATGATCTTTTTCCAAGACAAGATAAAATATTAACAGAACGAGGAGATACTGGAAATTGGTTAAATATGCCATACTTTAATGGAGAAGAAACTGATCGTTATGCGATATATGATGGTAAAGCTCTCTCATCTGAAAGATTTTTAAAATGGGTAGAAAAATTTTCATTAGATAATTTAGACGATCTCAACTTAGGAGGAATAGATAAACCAGAAACATCTGAAGATTTATTACCTAGTGGTCCTCCCTGTCTTCAACATCTCGTAAAACAAGGTTTCCCTGAAGGTACACGTAATAATGGCTTATTTAATTTAGGAGTTTATTTAAGAAAAGCTCATCCCGATGACTGGGAAGATAAGCTTGAAGATATGAATTTAAAATATATGAATCCTCCTTTAAAAAATAGGGAATTTTCCACTGTACTTTATAGTTTAAATAAAAAAGAATATAATTATAAATGTAATGAACAGCCTATTCAGGCTTATTGTGATCGTCCTCGTTGTCTTACTTGTAAATTTGGAGTAAATGATGATGGACAAATGCCATCACTTAATGGAATAACAAAAATTTCAACTGATCCTCCTTGTTATTTCTTAACTATTAGAGAGAAAAGAATTGGTCCTTTAAAAAGTGAACAAATAATAAACTTTAACTTTTTTAAGAAAGTAGTTTTTGAAAATCTTAATATATTACTTCCTAAAGTAGCTGAGAAACTATGGATAGAAACAGTTAATGATTTAATGATTAAATTAGAACAAGTAGAAGCACCAGATGATAGTAGTAATAAGGGAAGATTATGGGAATTACTCGAAAGATTTTGTACTGGTTCTACTGCAAGTGAAGTACAAGAGGATTTACTTCGAGGTAAAGCTGTAGTAAAAAAAGAGATTACGGAATTTAGAATTAATGATTTTATGGAGTTTTTAGAAAGACATAGATTTAAAGAATTTAAATTACATGAGGTTACAGCTTATCTTAAAAATAAGGGAGCTACCCACGATAGTAAAAAAATTAAAGGAAAATTTACTAACGTTTGGCAAATTCCAAGTTTTACTAAACAACAAGAAGCGTTTACACAACCTAAAATAGAAAAGGAGGCATATGAATAATAAAAAAGCACTAGAGTTTTTAATAAAGCACGCTTGTGGAGAAAAAATTGATCCCAATGATTTACAAGCTGCCGTTTTATTGGCACAGTCATGGTTAAAAAAAGATGTAACTGTTTCAGTAGAAGGCTTTACTTTAAATTTAAAACAAGAATGATTTTATTTTTTGATACCGAAACAAACGGACTTTGGAGACGTGATCTTGATGAGGATCATAAGGATCAACCTCATATGGTAAGTCTGGCATTTCAACTATGTGATAATAAAGAAAATGTTGTAGGTCAAATGGCTTTTCGAATGCAGCCGTACTATGCTGGATTCTCTATTCCAGCAGAGATTGTTAAGATACATGGGATTACTACTGACGAAGCAAATGAAACAGGTATTCCTACTAAAGCTGCTTTAGAACTATTAAAAGACTTATTCGAAAGGGTGGATATAGTAGTAGCACATAATACAGCATTTGATCTACAAATTATAGCAAGAGAGTTTAGACACTGGAAAATAAAGTATAAACTTCCTAAGTTAATCTATTGTACGATGATGATGGCTAAGAATGAAATGAAACTAAAAGGAAAATTAGACGATTATAAATTTCCTAAGTTAAAGGAGTGTTACGAATATTTTTTTACGAGTACTTATCGAGAATGGCACGATGCTCTAACTGATGTAATCATCTGCAGAAATCTATATTTTCAAATGTTAGCTCGAAAAATCGATCCTATAGCTCCTCAAACAATTCCAAAAGACCTTTTATTAAAGATCGAGGGACGGAAGTATCAAAATTTAATTAAATTTCTAAAAAATCTAAAACACAGTAAGAACTTAAATGGTTGGGAAACTAACTTTTGTAAAAGTGTTGTAGAACGTCTAGAGCAATCTGATCAAGATCATATTCTTCTGTCGAATAAACAATATCGAATACTTAAAGATATACATAAAAAAAATGGAAGATAAAACTTTAAAAATATTCGGTCCACCCGGTACTGGAAAGACAACAACATTATTAAATTGCTTAGATCAAGAACTTAAAAGTGGAGTTCCTCCCTTAAAAATTTCTTTTGTAGCTTTTACTCGTCGAGCTATGAGGGAAGCAAAAGAAAGGGTAACAGAAAAATTTCCAACCATTATGGAAGATGATCTAGAGTATTTTAGAACGATTCATAGTTTATGTTTTAGAACTCTAGGAATAAATAATGGACAAGTTTTTAAAGGAGAACGAGTAAAAGAATTTAGTAAAGTGGTAAGAGTAGAAATGTCAGAAGTTTCTAAAGAAGATATTAATGGACTTTCTCTCGGAAATAAAAGAGGAGATATGCTTTTATTTTGTGATGAAGTTTCCCGTTCCAGTGAACGAGATTTAAAAAGCGTATGGAAAGAACTCGAATGTGATTATGATTGGGAAGAACAAATCTATTTTAGTAATGCTTTAAAATATTTTAAAGCACAAAAGAACTTGGTTGATTTTACTGATATGTTAGATATGTTTATTAAACAAGAGTTTATTCCTCAAGTAGATATATTATTTGTTGATGAAGCACAAGACTTAACTAAAAAACAGTGGAAAGTAATAAATAAATTATCAGAAAATTGTAAAAGACGATATATAGCTGGAGACGACGATCAAGCAATCTATAAATGGGCTGGAGCTGATGTGACAAGTTTTTTAGAACTTCGGGGAAAGGTAAAAGTACTACCATATAGTTATCGTCTTCCTAAATCTGTACACACACTAGCTGTTAAATTATCAGAACGAATTAAAGAAAGACAATATAAGAGTTGGAGAGGAAAAGAAGAAGAAGGACAGATATCACATATATCCTCTATCGAAGAAGTAAAGATGTCCGAAGGTTCCTGGCTCGTTCTCGCTAGATCAAATTATCAACTTTTTCGTGCAGAGGAATATTGTAAATCAAATGGTTGGTTTTATGAAAAAGGAAGATTTGAATTTAGAACTAATAAATTTGTAATCGCCATTCGAAGTTGGATTAAATTAAATCGAGGTGAAGTTATAGAATTTAATGAACTTAAAAAATTATACTCTTGTCTAAGAACAGGAACTGGAGTAGCACGAGGATTTAAAAATTTAAAAAAAATAGAACACGATCGCAGTTTTAATCTTAATTATTTAAAAGAAAACGTAGGATTATTAGCATGCGGAACTTGGCAAGAGATATTATCAGGATTAGATCCTGAAGATATCCTATTTTATGAAAGTTTAGAGAAATCAGGAGATATTTTTAGTGATCACGCACGAATTAAACTCTCAACGATTCACGGAATAAAAGGAGGACAAGCTGAAAATGTAGTTCTAATTACTGATATTCCCTATAAGTCGTGGAAAAAATTTAATGAAAATCCTGATGACGAACATCGAGTTTTTTATACAGCTATTACAAGAACGGAGAAAAACTTGTATCTTTTAAATCCGGAGACTTTATATAATTATAACGTAATTTAGAAAGGAGCTTTTTGAAAGCATTAGGAGCATATATATTCGCAGGTGGATTTACACTTGGAGTAAGTAAACATTTCGATGTCGAAGCACACTTTGAAATGAAACCTGGCTTATATAAAAAGACTTTTTTAGCAAATTTTCCTAAGATACCAGTTTTTGAAGGTGAAAATGATTGGCCTAGAAAAAAATTTAAAAATCAAATTGATTTTGTTTATTGTAATCCTCCCTGTGCGCCGTGGTCTAATTTAGGAGCGACTCAAAAAGGAGCTGATGCCTGGAAAAAAGATCCTAGAGTTTCATGTTGGAAAAATAGTTTTAATTTATTAAAAGACCTTAATCCTAATGCAATCGCGATTGAATCTGTTCCCAGGGTATATTCAAAAAACGGTGGGTATCCTATGATTATGGAATTAACTAATAAAGCCCATAAGCTAGGTTATAAGACCACTCATATGTTGATTGATGGTCAGTTCGCTGGGTTGAATCATAGTCGAAAAAGATTTTTCTTTATAGCAACCAAGTATGGGTTAAGTGTTCCTAGATTAAATTTTTCACCTGCTTCTACAACGGGAGAAGTTTTAGATTCATTTAAAAAAAAATATGGAGATGATCCTGGTTTTATTTTTAAAATGGGAGAAAACGAGAAGCCTTATCTTAAACACTGTAAGATGGGAGAAAGTTTAAGAACAACTTGGGAACGATACAATCCTCCTAAAACGTGGGTCAGAGGAGGAATGAGAGGCGGAGTTAAAGGACGACCTCAGTTTATGAAATGGAGACTACACGTAGATAAAATCTGTCCAGTAATAGCTGGTGGATTCTATATTCATCCTAAAGAAGATAGACTATTCGGTCATAAGGAACTCTCTTATCTCTCGGGATTTCCAATAGATTATAAGTGGGAGGGTCCTCCTTCTTCTATCGGATCACAAATTGCTCGAGGAGTAATGCCTCCCGTCGCTGAATATGTAGCAAGATTAATTAAAAATAGTATAGTAGAAAAAAATAAGAAAAGCGAAGATCATCAAGTTATTGATTTTAGAAAGGCACCGACGCAAGAAAGTTTATTATGAGAAGTTTTATAGAAAGTTTTATAGATGTCGGATCAGGATTTATTTTAGCAATCATCATACAGTTGACAATTTTTCCACTCTTTGGTTTATATCCGTCAATACTCGATAGCATAGGCATTGCTCTAATCTTTACTGGTGTATCTATAACACGTTCTTGGTTATGGAGAATGTTATTTAAAAAATATTTTATTTCATAATGGCCACTTCATTTAATATCGAAGCTATTGCAAAGCTATTAAAACTATCTGAACGTAGAATACAACAACTCGCTAAAGATAATATTATACCTAAAGCTGAACGTGGAAAGTATGATTTAGTTAGTAGTGTTCATGGATATATAGATTTTTTAAAAGCAAAAGCTGGTGGAGATTTTACTGCTGAAGAAGTATTAAAAAATAAAAATAAACTACTTAAAGCTAAAGCAGAAATAGCAGAAATAGAAAAAATGAAGGCAACAGGCGAACTAATACCGAAAGAAGAAGTAAAACGCACCTGGCTAGAACTAATACACAAAATAAAACAAAAATTACTTTCAATACCAAATAAGGTTGCTCCAGTTGTTGTTACTGTTAAAAATATTAGCGAAATAAAATTGATATTACAAGACAAACTATATGAGGCACTTTATGAGATCACAAGCGATGACAGAAGTGTGGCAAAAGACAATGAATCTAATAAAGCCACCACCACATCTAAAAATAAGTCAGTGGGCAGATAAATTTAGATTCCTATCTACTGAAAGCAGTAGTGAAGCTGGTAAATTTGAAACCAGCAGAGCAATATTTCAAAAAGAAATAATGAATAGTATTAATGATCCAGCTATTACTGAAGTTGTTGTTATGTCGTGTTCTCAAATAGGTAAAACAGAAATATTACTTAATGCGATTGGTTATTATATTGCTTATGCTCCAGCACCTATATTAGTGGTCCACCCAACTTTAGAAATGGCTCGTGCTTGGAGTCAGGATAGATTGGCACCAATGATAAGAGATAGTGAAATTTTAAAATATAAAGTTGCTGAAGTTAAAAGTAAAGATTCAGGCAATACTGTATTACATAAGATATTTGATGGTGGCCACATTACAGCTTGTGGTGCTAATTCTCCAGCATCGTTAGCTTCTCGTCCTATTAAAATTGTTTTATGT